ATCTTCTTGTTTTCTAAAGCGGCAACCTGGCACCTGGACCGCACCCCAGTTTACCCGCTCCTAGAGGGAGCTAAGTACGAAGAGGCTTCTTGCCCCGGCAACTCGTGGGATCTTAAGTGGAACTTAAAAAGCTTTAACCCTGCTGAAAACTACTCAGCCGATGTGGCAGCTGCCATCATGAAGATGGTTTGTTTGCTTCCAGGCTCAGTGATTCTCGACCCTATCATGGGTGGCTCCTCTGGCCTTGACGCTGCTTTAGAGTGTGGGCACTCCTTTATCGGTTACGAGCCAGATGAAGAAAAGTACGCTAAGTACTCGAAAATTATTAAAAAAGCGCACAAGCTAATAAAGGAGCGCGACGGTGAACACGGCAGAAGCGAGTAACTCTCCGCACTTGATGGAGCTTAAAGAACTTAAGCTAGAGTTTGACCGTTACGCTACCGAAGCGTGGAAAGAGCTTCCGCTCGCTACCGAAGCATCGATAACGATCGATGGCAAAACCTGGACGACTCAAGCGTTCTTAAAGAAGTGCGCCGGATCGGTTCCGTCTGACGAGGAGATTGTAGAGTTTCTACAGCACGTGAAAGATTCATGTGAGCCAGTTTATTGGCTTTACCGCCTTGGATATCTAGAGGTGGTAGATTTCCCGGAAGGTGACGATCCTACTGTTAAAGATTTTTTCTTAGGTAATTTTGACGCTAATACAGTAAGTACTAAAGCCGCTTTAATTTGCTATCCTCTTGTGGAGATTAAATAAATGGGTATGTGGGATAAAGGCAAGACAAAACACGTTGAGGCAAACTCACCCGCTTTGCAAAAAAAGGTGCTGGACGCAGTTGGGCTACTAGCTAAGATCGTCGGTAACACCCTTGGTCCTGGTGGTCGCCCTATCCTAATCGAGCGTGACGGCCTTCCACCTCTTGTCACTAAAGACGGTGTCACTGTCGCTAAAGCTGTTAACATGTACGACGCTACTGGCAACGCGGTAATAGAGTGCGTTAAAGAAGTAGCAGATCGCACCGGTAAGCAAGCAGGCGACGGCACTACTACCTCTGTAGTGCTTTCAGAAGCCGTCGTACGGTACGGCCTTGAGTGGCTCTCGCGTAATCCCAGCGTTTCACCTCAGCGGTTCCTTCGCGATCTAATGGTCGACTTTAACACTAAGATCAAGCCGGAGATTGCAGCCGTTTCTCGTAAAGTGACAGACCAGGCAGGAATGAAGCATATCGCTCTTATGTCTGCTAACGGCGATGAGCAAGTTGCTGACGCTGTCGTCGAAGCCATCAACCTAGCCGGCGAGGACGGTTCGATCATTCTAGATGAAGCGCCAGGCAAAGAAACCCGAACGACTGTTCAAGAAGGTTTCTCGATGCCTAAAGGCTTTGACTTTCTTGGCTCGCTTGGTTCAGTGTTTGTGAACAACGAGCGCGACATGGAGTGCGTAGCTGATCGCCCGCTTATCGTTCTTTTTAACGGCACTTTGCGAGACTTGAACTCTCTCGGTAACATTGTGCAAAAAAACGCTCAATCTGGCGATGTTCGCTCAATGGTGTTTGTTGCTCACGAGTTCTCTGACGAGATGAAGTCGGTGCTCGCTCACAACACGAAGAACGGAGCTATTAAGCTTATCCCGGTGCTTACGCCGCGCGATGGGACTCCGATGGGTAAAGAGCTTTTCATTCAAGACTTAGCCGCTTACACTAACGGCAAAGTGTTTGACCCGCCGTCCCTCGGGTTAGCTGAGCTAGCTGACTGTGGCGACTGCGACAAGTTTCGGATGAGTCGCTGGATGACCACCTTCATCGGTGAGCCAGACCAGGATGCTCTCCAGGCTCGCATCGACAACATCAAAGGGCAGATTGCGACTATCTCGGCTGAGTTTGACGCAGAGATCTATCGAGAGCGTATCGCTCGCCTAACCGGTGGAGTCACGACGATCAACGTCGGCGGCCTGTCAGACCTAGAGGTTCGCGAAGCAAAAGCTAGAGTTGAAGACGCTGTCTGCGCTGTTCGTGCAGCTTTAAAGCAAGGAGTTGTTCCTGGCGGCGCCACTACAATGCTTCGCCTTAGTCAGCTAGACATTCATCAAGTTCTTAAGCAGGCGCTAGCTGAGCCTGTCGCTCGTCTTCTAGACAACGCGGGACTGCAGGAAGGTGCGATCCTGTCTATCAAGCAAGAGATTCTTACTAAGGACGGGGTCTACGACGTCTCAGCTCATGAGATGGTCGATCCCTGGGTTAGAGGTATCCTTGACCCAGCAAAGGTGATCGAGACTGCTATCGGTAACGCTCTGTCAGTCGCAGGTACTCTTGTTACTCTTGGCGGTGTAGTGGTTGTGCATCGCGATACAAACCTAGAAAACCAAGCGGCCCTTATGAGCGTAGGTTTCGATAACATGATGAAAGGCGGAACTCAATGAGCGTGATGCTTCGCAAGTGGGGACTTATCGCTGGAGCTGTAGTGGTATCGTTCGCAGCAGGCCGATTTACTATGAAGTCGTCTGTTGAGAAAAAAGTTGAGACTCGTTACGAGAAAAAGTACACCGAGATGCTGTCTCAAGTAGAAACTCGCTTCTCTGATCGACTAAAAGAGTCTGTTGAAACGATTAAGAAAGAGGTAGAAACCGCGTCAGAGCGAGAGAACGACGTTGACGAGAAGATCGTGATCGGTGCAGACGGGTCTCATAATATTACTCGCAAGATTCGCAGTAGAGAGAAGAGTAAGACCAACACAGTGATTAAAACTGAGATTAAAGTTGTTGAAGTCGAAAAAATAGTTGAGAAGATAGTGGTTCAAGAAAAGATTGTAGTCGAAGAGAGAGAAGTAGTCAGAACCGTTGAAAAAGTTATCCCTCCGCCATCCTGGCGAGTCTACGGAATCGCTTCAGTTCGCTCTCCAACTGACGAAAGAGACGTAGCTTATGGTGCCGGTACCCAGTATGATCTAGGACCAGTGAACGTCGGTGGGTACGGTACGTACAGCATTGACTCAAAAGACGCAACCCTTGGAGTTACCTTAGGAGTATCTTTCTAATGCCGCAAAACCGCTATTCTTGTGAATGCGGAACAGAGTGGGGGCACATCGGGGCTTACAAGCCTAGATCGTGCCCCTCTTGTTCTAAAGAGGTTATCCCATCACTTCCCACTGATATCGCGGTGCCAACCGTCTTTGAAACAGTTGATCCTAGCCGGAACATCAAATGGCGTGATAACTTTAAAGAAAAAGCTGAGATACGTAACGCGTTCTATAACAAAAAAAGCGCGAAAGAGCGTGCACGCGTTCACGGAGATTCAGTAGAGAAGCATGGTATTACAGAGGATGATGCAAAAATGGTCTAACGGACCCCATGGTAAGATAATCACAGGCACAGGAGGAAACACATGACTTTGCAGGATGTTATCAGTAAGTGGACTCTCATAGCTGATCGTCAAACGTTCAACACGATCAAAGAAGACATTACGCTTTTTATTAACGAAGCTAAAACAGCCGGCACACTCTTTGTCGAGCTAGCCCGCCGTAAAGAGCAGATCATTTCCATATGGTCTCCGGTGTCCTGGAAGAAAGCGCAAGAAGAGTTTACTCACTGGAATAAGCGCAACTGGTACGAGACTCGTCACCAGTGGATTATTAACCACTTCGGCAAGTCTCTGACAGAGATATACGCTGCAGAGATACAGGCGATGAAGACTCCCGCTGTCGCCGCGCCGTCAGCGTTTACTGCGACTCCAGCTCCTAGTAAACCATCTAACGCTCCAGCGTCGTCTTACTTACGGCCGACTGCTACCGAGGATGATTACTACTCGCAGTTTGAAGTGTTTACGACTCATCAGCAGGTGTTAGATCACACTAAAGAGTATCAAGAGAAACTTAGAAAGAAGGAGTTAGCTCAATGAATAAAATCACTAAGCTTCACACGCAGTTAGTCGACAAAGATCTTGAGCTTCACAATAAGCGTAAGTTTCTAGACACTCGCAAAGTGGAGAGTCAGTTTAACCAAGTGATGGAGCAGATAGAGAGCGAAGGCTCTCTAGAGATTACTGCGGAAGATAAGGTATTCGCTCTAGGAAAGATCGCTCAGTCAAACCTTGAGTACATGGAGGCGATTAATAACCGCCTTCCGTTTATCAATAAAGAGCTTAGCGATTTCATATGCCTCGGTGGGAAGACCCTCTACCTGGTTTGCGGCGGCACTGGCGGCGGTAAATCTACGTCAGTCGGTTCGATTATCGGCCCAGTGATCGATCAAGGCAAAAAAGTTTTAGTCATCGTAAACGAAGAAGCTAGAGAAGACGTTTACAACCGAGTCGCTTGCCAGAGGCTAGGCAAAAGCTTTATCATGTTTAAGAAAGCGATGCTTCATTCCGCTGAGGTTGACAGTATTAACCAGGAGGCGGAAGCTCTCCAGACTGTTATGACGGTTATCGACACCGACTTTAAGAACAACCCTGACTTCGTCACCACTCCCCAGGGAGTAGCGAAAGTTATTGAATCGTTCGCCTTCGACCACGACATGGTCATTCTTGATTACTATCAGAACATCAGCAGGTCTACAGCGTCTAACGGCGACACCAGGCCAGAACCGCACGTCCACCAGCTCAAGTTTTGTCACTGGCTAAACTCGTTTAAAAACCGCTACGGCAAGCCGATAGTTGTTGTTTCCCAGATTCGTAAGCCCAACAAGACTGACAGCCAGACCTTCGAAGAACGACTGATGGGCAGTAAGTATATCGCGACCGTGTCTCTTATTCACATTGAGCTCCGCGCCGACTTCGCTAACTACACTACGACCTTCCTGTGCCACAAGGATCGCTTCTGGGGCAAGACAGGTAAGGGCTTTATTCAAGGGTTTGACTGGACTACCAACAGCTTTGTTCCTTGCGACGACGCGTTCGCTAAAAAAGTTGCTTACTGGCAAACACAAAACACACAGAAAAACGCACAGGAGACTGATAATGAGCAACCAGTGGAAGAAGTCGCGGCAGGAAGTGCTGAGCAAGGAGCTGCACAATCGGGAGAAGATCTCCTCGTTCTGGACGACATTATTCGACCCGAATGACAAAACTTGCTTCGGGTTGAACAAGTACGGCCGATTGTTGTCTAACGTATCGGCGGCAAGTGTTGACGCTCCGCAGTACCGTGACCTTCAATACTTCTCGATTAACGCGATGGAAGGTGAAGGCCGAGCCGACGTCAACGTAGTAAAGCATCGTAACTTCTTAGTGGAGTTCGACAAGATTCCTTTACAGGAGCAGGTCGACGTCGTTAAGGGCCTTAAGATGCCATACTCAACTATGACTTACTCGGGCAGCAAAAGTATCCACTTTATAATTTCGCTCGAAGAGCCGCTCGTGAACCGTAACGTTTACGACTTCTCTGTTGAGTGGCTTTATAAAATCCTTACCCCTTACGGTGTAGACACTCAGACGTCCAACCCGTCTAGGTTTAGCAGAGTCGCAGGGGGTACGAACGAGAAGCTTATTCCAGAGCTTGACTTAAACGGGAAACCAAAGCTGGACGAAAATAAGAAACTTACGATTAAAGAGATTCTCTACTCTCAGCAAAAACTGCTTGAGGTGAAAGCTCGCATCCCAAACCAGGTGATGGAAGACTGGCTGCTGATGTATCCCGATATGCAGCCAACTCCTGTAACGTACGATCAGATTAAAATCTTGTCGGATAAAGCAGATCCGTCGTTGCTTCCCAACTGGACTAAGTATTTATTAGAGCACGGTATTAATAACGGTAAGAGAAACGCAGAAGTATACCGAATGGGTTTTGACTTTATTCAAGCGGGCTTTAACCTTGAGGAAGCTGTTTCTTACTTCTGTCAGCACGCGAAGCATCTAGGGGACTTCTCTCTCAGCGAAGCTGACGCAGCTTTAACGTCTGCGTATAAAACTTTCACTAGAAGGCTAGGAAATGATAGTAACTGACATTATTGTGAAAGACTTTCTTTCGTTTGGCGATGTGCACGCTCAGTTACCATCCTCCGGTCTCGTGCTTATCACGGGGTGGGACGAAGACCTTGGTAGAGCGAACGGTGCCGGCAAAAGCTCTCTCTTTCAGGCTTTAGCTTGGTGTCTTTACGGCGAGATGCCTCGCGACATAAAAGTTGAAGAGCTTATTCGCCGAGGCCAAAAAGCTACATCAGTCACTGTGAAGTTTACGGTCGACGGCGTAGCTTACACTGTTACGCGTAAGCGTCCATCTAGCTTAGATCTCACTATCGGGCTAGAGAAGCAGAAGGGCAATCCTAAGTTTCTACAAGCTCTTATCGAGCAAACAGTAGGCTTGTCTTATGAGCAGTTTCTAATCACTTCTTACTTTCCACAGAAGGGCGACGCGAGTCGCTTTCTTAAGCAGAACGACGCTAAAGCCAAAGACTTTCTAGGCACAATATTAAACTTTAATAAGACAGAGTCAGCTTACAAAAAGCTTCACATTGAGATGAAAGACCTTGAGATCGCTTTAGCGACCAAGAGAGCTGAGATTACCGGAGCTGAGCAGTCGGTAGAGCGGTTTAAGTCTATAGTAGATATGCCTGCTCCTGCTATGCCAGCGAAAGAAGATATCGTTAAGATTAAAAGCGAGCTGAATCGGCTTACAGCCGCGACAGTGAACGTGCCGGACACGCTTTCTCTTGACTCTGAGATTGAGCGCGTTAAATCTGCGGTGCAAAAAGTACAGTCATCAAAGTACGTTCTTGAGCAAGCCCGGCAGAACATCACATCCCTGGCCCGCAAGATCGAACAAACTAAGGCATCGGAAGAGCACTATCTTACCTGCCCAGCTTGCGCGGCGGAGCTCCTTCAGTCGAACGGAAACCTAGTGGCTTTCGACGAAGAGGCGGCCCAAGGGGTCAAGGATCAAAAGGTAGCTGCCTTTGAAGAGCAGATTAACACCCATAAGGCGACAGTGGCTGAAAACGCTCCTCTTGCAGAAAAAGAGTCTGCGTTTCTATCTAAGCTGGATGAAGTAAAAAACAAGCGAATGCACGCTCGCCATCAGTACGAACTAGACTCTCAAAGCAAGCAACACTATGTAGCTCAGATGGCTACAGTAAGAACACAAGTTATCGGCGTTCAGCAAGCTAAAGAGCAGAAGGCTAAAATTAGCGAACAGCTGGAGCAGATGAAGGTTTTAGTTACTACCAAAACAGCTGAGCTTCAAGCTATCGAAAAAGAGTACGCTCTTGTGTCGGCTGCGAAAGCAGTAATGTCTCCCACAGGAGCTATCGCTTACTCGCTCGACTCTGTCATGGGTGAGCTAAACGATCAAGTAGGCCAGTACTTGGATATATTCTCTCACAATACTATGACTTATAAGATTACGTCCGGTGACGATAAAGCTAAAGTTACTCACGTAGTCTCTAAAGATAGCTCAGACGTATCTGTCGGCTCCCTGTCTGGCGGAGAGGAGAGAGGCCTTATTATCTCTGTAGACCTAGGTCTAGCGGAAGTAATCGCCCAGCGTGGCGGAGTAAGTTTGCCATCTGTCTTGATGCTAGATGAATGCTTTGAGGGTTTAGATTCCGTAGGTAAAGAAAAGGTGATAGATGCTCTTCGTGAAATAGCGAGAGATCGATGTATTGTTGTGATCGATCATAGCAGCGAGTTTAACGCGCTTTTTGATCAATCTATTAAAATAGTTAAAAAAAGTGGAGTTTCTAGGTTGGAGGTTGTATGAAGTGGAAGCATGACGCTATTTACGCGTGGCGCGACTGGATAGCGTTTGAGTTGAATCACTCGTCAATCGTTCCTCCGTACCAACAAGTTGGCAAGATTCTTGAGTTTACTTTATGCGACGAAGCTTCAGCGGAAGATTTTATTTCTCAGCAAATGCACGAGGATAAAAGGAATCCCTACGGCGTATTCCTCGATGGTGGTTACTGGACAAGCGTTAAAACAATGTTGATAACACTTCAAGTGAATAACATCATGATGATGGTAGAGGAATAAATGCTTACAGTAATTGAGTTCTGGGGAAGCCCTGGGTCCGGCAAAAGTACGTTCGCGGCTGAGTGTTTCTCAAAGGCTGCCAAAATGGGCCTAAACGCTCACCTTGTGTCCGAGTTTATCAAAGATCACGCTGTTCGCGGTTACGCTATCGACGAGCTTGACCAGCTGTGGATCACTGGCGAACAAACTCGCAAAGAGGCAGGCACCTATGGTAAGTACGAGTACGTCTTTACAGATTCGCCTATACTTCTTCCTTCGTTCTTCGCTCATCATTACGACGAAGATGATATGGGTCTTGCTAGCGTGGTTTCTCGCTGGGAGAACCGGGCAAACGCAAAGCACGATATTAAGAGAATTCGAGTGTTTCTGCCTCTCATTGAGTCTTGGTTTAAGCAAACTGGTCGCTATGAGTCGTACGCTCAAAGTCAAGAAATGAGCGGCAAGCTAGTACGCTGGATTAAAAAAGTTACAGGTCTAGCTCCAATAGTGGAGATAGATCGTGATCCAGTAGAGTTTGTAAAAAAGTACCTTATCTCTAGATCGTGATTGGTAAAACTATAGAGGAATTCCCGATGAACATCTTTGCCACAGACCCTGTTCCAGAGATCGCCGCCAACCATCTTGACCTTAAGCGTGTTATCAAGATGATCCTGGAGTCGTTTCAGCTTATGTCAAACGTCATGTGGGCAAACGGTGGCACTGGCTTTTATAAAATTAGCCACAAAAACCATCCCTGCTCCCACTGGGCGGGTGCTTCTAGAGAAAACTTTCGCTGGCTGCTTCAGCACGCGGTAGAGCTTATGGCAGTTTACTCGGCGCATTATAGCAAAGTTCATAAGTGCAACGAGCATACAGCTACCTGTATCGCTCATATGTTAGCAGGAACCTTTCCTCACGAAGCTCGTACTCCGCATGTTAACTGTACAGAGTTTAAGCATCTACCTGACGTTCATAAAGCTTACCGGTTTCAGATGCTCAAGAAGTGGCAAGCGGATAAGCTTGCCCCTAGGTGGGCACATCACGTTAATTCCCTCTCGCTAGTAACTGAGTGGAGCCAAGAGCATGCGATCCCGGCCAGCTAAGCACGACTACTTTATGCTAATCGCTGACGCGGTTAAGCTTCGATCTCCCGACCCCAAAACCCAAGTCGGGGCCGTCCTTGTGGATAACAACGATAGAATCGTTGGAACTGGCTTTAACGGTCCCCCGGCGGGTTTTAAAGATGCGGAACTGGACTGGGCGAACCGCGAAGAGTCTCTTTATCAGCGCATCGTTCACGCTGAAATGAACGCTATTCTATATTCGGGAGCAAGGTACGACGAAAGAGCTAAACTGTACGTGACGATGTCTCCCTGTAAAGATTGCATTAAGCTTGTTGCGGCCGCAGGCATCAAGACGATCTTCTATCGAGATAGGTATAAAGATATAGAGACGGTTCTAAAGCTCGCTCAAGAATTCAGTATTCAACTAACCCAGCATGAGGTTCACGAACATGGCTAAGAAGATGCCCTACGACACAGCAATTGGTATCGTTAACGACGCTTTTAAGACCGAAGTTGCTGCTACCAGCGACCGCACTCTGTTGAAGTCTATGATCGTCAACGCGCAACGCTCTATGCGGCAGATCTGTGATAACGAAGTTGATGACGCGCAGCTTACTGCTGCTCGCGAGATCGTGAGCGATCTTGGCAAAGGCTATCGCGAATCGACTAAAAATGAGATCGCTAAGGTCGTTGTCGCGCTTCAGCGGCTAGAAGATCTCGGCGATGGCTGAAAACGGCTTTACAGTCTTTTTTGACACTTCCGCCACGGACGGTGGCAAGCAAAACGCTTCCGCTGGCGGCTTGCCGGGTGCTAGTACAACCTCCAGTCAGCAGACAGGGAGTACGACTGCCACAAGCAGCAGCAGCGGAAGCAGTAGTAGTTCTTCTGCTTACGGAGGAGCTGCTGGCTCTATACAGGGTCCGTATAAATCGAAAGATCAGCATCCTGAGCTTGCAGGCCTTCGCTTAACAGATGAAGGCATTAAAACTATTATTAGCCAGGAAGGCTACCGAGCGGAAGCTTATCCTGACGCGGCTGGATACTCTGTAGGTTACGGTCATTTCCTTGGCACAGGCGACACGGGGAAAGGCCAGAAAATTTCAGACTCCGAAGGGTTAACGTACCTAGCTAAAGACCTTAAGGGATTCGAGAAGGAAGTATCTAAGCGCATTAAAGTTCCACTCGATGATAAGCAGTTTACTGCGCTGGTAAGCTTTGCGTACAACACAGGTCCTAACACTTTAGATCGCGGAATCTCTGCCAAGATCAACGCTGGGAATCTTTCCGAAGCGGCTGATCAGATGAAGCTTTATAACAAGTCAAAAAACGCAAGCACCAACAAACTAGAACTAAACAACGCCCTAGTCGGAAGACGTGAGTTTGAAACAGACCTTTTACTTGGAAAGAAGTAATAATGAGTATTTTTGACTCTATCTTTCGCAAACTCACGGGTAAGTCGACAGCTGCTCCGGATAAAGCTGTAACTCCTGCTCCTACACCAGCTCCTGCACCAGCGGTTTTCGTTTCTCCACCAGCACCGGTAACTCCACCAGCACCTGCTGCACCCATGGTTCCTGCACCAAAGGATACTAGCCTAGGCCAGATGCCCGGCAAGATGACTACAAGCTCAGTGGGCATTGCACTTATCAAGGGATTTGAAGGCTGCCGGCTGACGGCGTACCAATGCTCCGCCAGTGTGTGGACGATCGGCTACGGGAGCACGGGAGCGCACGTACACCCAGGTAAGCGCATCTTACAGTCTGACGCCGACGCGCTGTTAATCAAGGACCTTACCCGGTTTGAGGATGGCGTTAATAACGTTGTCAAAGTGCCGATCAGCCAAGCTATGTTTGATGCTCTTATCAGCCTCGCCTTTAATATCGGGCTCGGCGCACTAGGTAAGTCTACGCTGCTACGGAAGCTTAACGCTTGTAACTACACTGGCGCTGCTACTGAGTTTCTAAAGTGGGACAAGGCAGCTGGAAAGCCCCTGCTAGGCCTGACTCGTCGTCGTCACGTTGAAAAGCAAGTGTTCGAGAAAGGCATCGATGAAGACGCAGAAGTTAAAGCCCTGATTAACGCGATTATGATAAGCTGAATACAAACACGGTTCGAATTACATAGCCATCCAGTTGCCCGGTTGTACGCCGGGAGACGCCGAGGGAGACCTTCATGGCTGTTATCTCAGATTTAACAACAGCTAAAAGCTTTGATCGTATAGATTTAAAGTGTGATAGCTGTTTTATTGTCTTTACTGTCGAATTGCGAGCCTGGAAGCAAAAGCAAAAACATCAAACTAGACGTGGTCAAGGTTTAATAGACCTTTGTCCTTCTTGTCAAGTTAAAGCTATTCATGCTAGTAGAACGTTAAGCGAGAAAAAAGCTATAGCAGATAAAGTTCACGTTAATAAAAAACGTCGTCGCGAAACTGATGTTGGAATATGTCATTGCTGCGGAAAAGAAGTTAAAGCAATTGCTATTAAATTTCCCTCTAATTCAACTACAGTATTTCAAGTTCATAGAACTTGCAGAAAACCAGAGTGTATTTCCTACTTAAAAGGCTTAACTGGGAAAAGCGAAGCAAATAGAGCACGAGCTAGAATTGCCTGGACTGGAGCTAACAATCCTCGCTACGGTAAGCCACCACTTCATGGTCGCTATACTTTAGCTTTAGGTATTAAGTTTCGCTCACGCTGGGAGGCTGCTTACGCGCTCTATCTTTATGATAACGAAATTAAGTTCACGTATGAGCCTATAGCTTTTCCGCTATCCAATGGTAAGAGTTATATCCCCGACTTTGAGCTAGAAGATAAAACAATAGTCGAAGTAAAAGGCTTCTGGAGAGACGATTCTAAGCAAAAATGGGAAGAGTTTCTTCAACTTTATCCGTTAGTTAACACTCGAGTGGTTAGTATGCCAGAGCTTAATGATATAGGTATATTGAAGGGCAAGAAGATTACTTCTAAATACTTAGAAAGATTGACTGTTTTATGAAGTTTAAGCCTTTTGGAAGTAACATTCACGCACATAGCGACTATAGTTTAGATGGGGGTTCTTCTGTAAAGAAGATTGTCAAAAGAGCGAAAGAACTCAATCTAGGCCACATCGTTCTTACTGAGCACGGTAACTTTAACTCTGCAGCTCAGCTTGCCATGCACGCTACTGAAGCGGGGCTTTCATTTTCTCACGGTGTCGAGGTGTACCTAGACCCACCAAGGGTCTCCGACGAGATTATCGTTGGTGAGACTGAGGTTAAGGCTGACAAGCGGTCTTACATGCACCTCACAGTCTTATTTAAGACTCAGAAGGCTTACGAGTATTTCTGCCGCCTTACTCCTATTATGGAAGCGAGAGCAGTGACTCGCTTCGGTGAGCGTAAGCCGATCATCACCTGGGATGAGCTAGAAGAGATCGGGGCTGACCTTGTCGTCGGCACCGGCTGCCTAGTTGGCTTTGTCCAGAAGTGGGTGATGCAAGGTAAGCCTGATATGGCTGAGCGCGCGTTTCAGATGCTTCGCAGCATTGTTAAACCAGGTTGTCTCTTTCTTGAACTATTTCCACACTGCGTGAGTCACGAATGGCAAAAACCAAAAAGAGACGACGCTGGACGCATTACAGAAAGTGGAAAGTTCGTTCCGAACGAGTGTTTGCCCGGCGAAACGCATGGCGACATTCAACGCAAGCCAAACGAGTTTATCTTGCATTTGGCGTCCAAGTACAAAGAGCGAGTCGTAGTATCGGAGGATTCACACTTCGCCTACCCTTCGCAGAAAGCAGTTCAGGACGCTCGCTTGGGGAACGGCCAGGAAAACTGGAGATTCTTCACGAGTTACCACATGAGGACTCCAGCGGAATGTTTTGAGGAGCTGCAGAAGTTCGGAATTACGTCTATGCAGATGGAAGAGTTTGTTGATAACTCTTACGCTCTCAAAGACGCTCTTTCTGGCTACAAGTTCGCTACCGCTAAAGATCGCTGGATTCTGCCGACCTACGAAGGTAACACAGTTCATCACCTGGCTAGTCTTATTAAGAAGCACGGCCGGATGCCGAAAAACGACCCACGCTACGTAGAGCGTCTTAAGAAAGAAGTTCAAGTACTTTCACGAAATACCAAGGGTATTGACTTCCTTCCGTACCTTTTTGAGATGGAGGACGTGTCCTCTTGGTGTAAAGATAACAACGTATTAATGAACCTTAGAGGTTCAGCTGGAGGATCTCTACTTGCATACCTTATCGGGGCTTCGATTACCGACCCTATTAAATATGATCTCCCTTTCGAGCGCTTCATCACAGACGGTCGTATCAATTCCGGAGCGATCCCTGATATGGACGCCGATTTCTCAAATAAAACTACGGTCGTGCAAAACCGGAAGCTCAAGTATGGCGCTCGCATCGTTTCTCTTTCGACCAATATCAACCTCAAGCTCAAAAACTCGATTCGTGACGCGGAAAGGACTACGCTGGGTCGTGTAAGACCTGAGACAGAAGCGATGTGCGCTAAGTTTCCAGGAATCCCTCAGGGACCGACTGAGGTGGAATGGCTGTTCGGTTACGAAGACAAAGACACAGGAGAGCACGTAGAGGGTTTCTGGGACACTAGCGAGGAGATAAAGGCTTACGCAGGCCAGAATAAAGAGATCTGGTTGATGGTAGTAGAG